CACCCTCGACGGCGCAGCCTACGCCGCGTGGGGCAGCGACGACGAGTATTTGTATCGCTTCACCGCCGAGCAGCTCGGACTCGTCATCGTCGAGATCGTCCCCGACGTTGCAGCTCCCGACCTTCCGGCAGTTGCGCCAGCCGTTGCACCCGTGGTATCAGACGAAGTTCCAGCAGGAGGAACCAATGACTAAAACCTCGTCGTCGGCTGAAGAACTCACGACAATTGTGAAACAATTCAAGGCTAAAGTCTAAATGAAAATCCCCATCCTCTCGGGAATTTACACCGACAACGGTCCGGATATTTGCAACGCGTACCCCGTTAACATGGTGCCCGTTCCGAAGGAATCCGGGCTTAGTTCGGGGTATCTTCGCCCAGCGGAAGGGATTGTTCAAAACGGCACAGGACCAGGAATCGACCGAGGGGGAATCAATTGGAACGGGACAATGTACCGCGTTATGGGTACGAAGCTCGTTACGATTGACCCCTCGGGGCTTGTTAACGTCCTGGGCGACGTTGGAGCCGGCGGTCAAGTCACGCTCGATTACAGCTTCGATCGCCTCGCCATTGCCAGCGGAGGGAATTTCTTTTATTGGGATGGAAAGCTGACGCCAGTAGTTCCAGAGGCGTTGGGAAACGTGCTTGATTTCTGTTGGATTGAAGGCTACTTCATGACAACGGACGGCACTAGCCTCGTCGTCACGCAGCTACACGACCCTCTGCAAGTGTTTCCGGACGCATACGCTAGCGCCGAGGCATCGCCCGACCCGATCGAAGGCGTTCTTCGTTTTAGAAACGAAGTCTACGCCATTGGCCGAAACACCATTGAGCTTTTTGCAAACACGGGCTCAGACAAAAGTTTTCCGTTTCAGCGCGTTGAAGGCGCGCAGATTCAGAAAGGCGCAATTGGCACGCACGCCGCTTGCATCTTTAACGAACTCGTCGCCTTCGTCGGCTCAGGTGCAAACGAGTCACCTGCGGTTTATCTTGCGGTGAACGGAACGCTCAAACGCATTTCCACGCAAGATATTGATATGCTTTTGCAGACGTACACCGAGACGGAGCTAGCAACGATCGTTTGCGAGACGCGCAACGACAAGGCGCATCAATTCCTTTACATTCACCTTCCCGATCGCACGCTGGTTTACGACCTCGACGCCTCGCAGCGCTCAGGCGCTCAAGTGTGGCACACGCTGACGAGCAGCGTTGTCGGGTTTGAGAAGTACCGTGCGCGAAACATGGTATGGGCTTACGACCGATGGAACACGGCAGACCCGACGAGTACTTCATTCGGCTATCTCGATTATTCCGTCTCTTCGCACTACGGCGCGCAGGTTCGATGGGAATTCTCGACGGCCATCATTTACAACGCAGCCGCGGGAGCGATTTTCAACCGCCTGGAGCTTGTATCGCTTGCGGGTCGCGCGAAGCCGGGCACGAATCCCAACATTTCGACCGCCTACAGCCTTGACGGGCAAACCTGGGGGCAAGAGCACCCGATTAGCGTCGGCGAGCGTGGCGACCGGGCAAAGCGCCTTGTGTGGCTGCGCAACGGCATGATGCGGCGCTGGCGCATTCAGCGTTTCCGGGGCACGAGCGATGCGCAGATTTCCCCCGCCGTGCTTGAGGCGCAGCTTGAACAATTGGCCTACTGATGCCCCCGCCGTTTATTCGCCTCACCCGCCCCGAGATCGCTGAATTTGCAAGCGACTCAAGGACGATTCGCGAAATTGAAAAGCTTGTCGATGCGGTCAACACGCTCAACAACGCCGCCGCAACGATGCTCGGCGCCGAAGGCGAAACCGCGATGGCCGCAGCGGGGGAAGCTATCGGGCTGGCGCTCCAGGCGGCTCGCGACGGGGCTATTAACGCAGGGACGGCAGACGCTAAGGCAACGCAGGCGCTCGCCTCGCTAGACCGCCTCTCTGACGCCGTAGAGCTGCTTGCGCTTGCCCCTGCTCAATCAGGCGGCAACGATTACGGGCGCAGCGGGCGTTACGGAGCGTTCCACGATTCGACCACGCAAACGGCGGCGGTTGCGAATACGGCGTATCCGATTGTTCTCGGCGCAACCGACCTAACACTAGGCGTTTATCTAGGTGCGCCGACAAGCCGCGTTTACGTGGACACGGGCGGAATCTACAACATTCAATTTTCCGCGCAGATTGACCGCACCCTCTCGACCGATGGCATCATTTGGATATGGCTTCGGATTAACGGGGCGAATGTTTCCAACAGCGCAAGTCAAATCCGGCTCAAGGGTAACGACGCGGAAACCATCGCAGCGTGGAACTTTCTTGTAAGTCTTAACGCTGGAAGCTATTTTGAAATCGTATGGGCGGCAGACGACACAGCGTCGAGACTTCAGGCGATTGCCGCCGCGGGCGTCGTGCCTGCAATTCCCTCGATGATTTTGACCGTAGACAATATTTCAACGTGAGGCATTCATGGGCGTAACCATCGTCAATATCATTCCGCGTAAGCAAGCGGAAGTCGTTCAAACGACGCAATACACGGCAGTCAATTGCAAAACCATCATTGACAAGTTTACCGTAACAAACACAAACGTCGGAAACGTAACCTTCTCGGCGAACCTCGTGCCTTCCGGCGGCGCAGCAGCAACGTCAAATCTAATTGTGAATCTTCGTTCCATCGCCCCCGGCGAGTGCTATCTTTGCCCCGAGCTGGTTGGACAATCGCTTGAATCCGGCGGATTCATCTCGACGATCGCGGGTACTGCGACCTCTTTAACCATCTCAGCCACCGGACGGGAAATCACAGGATGATGCGCGAGCCATTGAGCAAGACGAGTAACGGCTAATGCTGACCGTTGCCGAATCTCACGCGCTAGCCGAGGTCGAAAAGATCGAACGGCTCGAAGGTGCCATGCTCGAATGCGAGCAGGTGCCTTGCCCGGTGGAGCACATCTTCGGACCGGGGCTCTATATTCGGCAGGTGACGCTTCCGGCTGGGGCTGTAGCGGTCGGGCACATGCAGCGGCAAGAGCATCTAAACGTGCTTCTTTCCGGGGTTGTGGCGATGGTTGAAGGCGATTCCGTCCGCGTCGTCAAGGCTCCGCTCGTCTACGTCGGCAAGCCAGGGCGAAAAATCGGCTACGTGATTGCAGCGGCAATCTGGCAAAACATTTACGCAACCGACGAGCGCGATATCGAAACGCTTGAAAAGATGTTTCTTGAAAAAAGCGAAACATCAAAAGCTCATGCTGAGATTTCCGCAACCGCCGAGCATTGCGCCAGACAGGCGGACCGCGAAGATTTTGAAAAGCTCATTGCCGCCGCCGGCTTTTCGGCTGAGCTTGTGCGTTCGCAAAGCGAAAACGAAACAGATATGATTCCAATGCCTTCAGAATTCGCATCGCGCTACACCGTGCGCAGCTCGGCAATCGAGGGGCGCGGCGGCTTTTGCAGCTCACCTATGCAGGCAGGCGAAGTTATTGCCCCCGCGCGGCTGGCAGGCATGAGAACACCAGCGGGGAGATTCACTAATCATTCGGCTGCGCCGAATGCTGATTTAGTGATGGTTGAAAATGGCGACGTTTGGCTTATTGCTCGTCGAGATATTAATGGCAGTGTTGGCGGCAGCAGCGGAGAGGAAATCACAGTGAACTATCGTCAATCTCTTGCACTTTCTGGAATCGAGGTTTTATCATGACCGGAGTAGCAACAGCAATTGGAGCAAGCGCAATCATCTCCGCAGGCGCGACGTATTTTAGCGGCAAGGCAGCCAGCGAGGCGCAGAGCGACGCGGCAAACGCGGCGCGCGCCGAGCAGCAAAAGCAATACGCTGCAATGCAACAGATGCTTGGACCGTACATGGAAGCCGGCAAGGCAGCGCTAGGGCAGCAGCAAGCGCTTTCGGGCGCTTCTGGTCCCGAGGCGCAACGCGCGGCAATCGATTCGATTCAGAATTCGCCTCAGTTTGCCGCCATGACGGCGCAAGGCGAGCGCGGGATTCTTCAGAACGCAAGCGCGACCGGCGGCCTTCGCGGTGGAAATACTCAAGCCGCGCTTGCGCAGTATCGCCCGCAAATGCTGAACCAAGCCATCAATCAGCAAATGTCTCAGCTTGGAGGCATTGCCGGCATGGGTTACAACGCCGCCGGACAGCTCGGCCAAGCGGGCTTCGGCGGGCTCCAGTACATCACCGAGGCAGGGCAGGCGCAAGCCGGCGGCGCCATGGCGACGGGGCAAGCAATCGCGAACCTCGGCAGCGGGCTAGGCGGAGCGGTCGGTCAAGGCGTCATGTATAGTAACATGATGAACCAGCAAGTAACTCCCGGACAGGCCAACGCATACAACAACATGACGCCAGCTCAGCGCGCACGGTTTTAACAATGCCCAACCCAAACAG